AGGGTAAGCCAAAATGCTTGCCACAAAGTAAAGCACATAATTTAGGTAAGAAGGGTCGTAAATATGCGGCAGCAAAAAAGCGCAGAGAAGATCCTAATCCAGAGCGTAGCGGCAAAGCTATCAATGTTGCTACAAAAAAGAAAACTAATGAAGTACATGAAGTGTGCCCTGAATGCAGCGGAGCAATATATCCCGAATCAATGATTAATGAAAAAAAAGATGCTTGTTATTATAAAGTAAAATCTCGCTATAAAGTATGGCCAAGTGCATATGCTAGTGGCGCATTAGTCAAGTGCCGCAAGAAAGGTGCAAAAAATTGGGGAAATAAGAGTGAGTCTGCTATGGATGAAGCGGCAAATCCCGCGCAGCAAGCAGCAATTGCTATCGCTATGAAAAAAGCTGGTAAAAAGCCAAAGCATGTAAAAGAATATGATGAAAAATTAGGAGCTGCTGAGCTACCCTTTACTAACGGTCAACTGGTTAGTTTAAAAAATATAAAAGACAGGCTGTTAGGTAACAAATATAAAATTACTAATATTTTTCATGGTGGTGATAGAGTGAGGATAGTAAATCAAAAAACTGGAAAACCTCTAACTGTTAGACTTGACGATATTGTTTCGTTAAACGAAGCTGCTCAACCACTGCTATCACAATTAACAGCATTAGAAAGTGGATATGTTCAAGCACGTAAAGCTACCAAAGCTATTAAATATCTTGAAGGTGAAGTGCAACAAATAGTTGTTCAAGTACAGCAGATTGCTAAACAATCAGGCGTAGATATGCAAGCATTTGAAAGTGCAGCCGCCGAAGTAAGTCAGGCTTTTAACAGTTTAGAAAGTTCAGTATATGGATTGGATGAGACATTCAAAGATCAGATTAGTAGCATCCAAAGTCAAATAGATGATTCAGAGCCACTAGATGAATTTAAAGAAACTCCGAGATTTATTAATTCAAAAACTTCTCAGACTCCTAAACAAGGTGACGGTGGCCGTCCACCAGTCAGCCGAGGTGGTGGCGGTGGCGGTGGCGGTGGCGGACCAAAATTTAGTCGCGGCGATGTTGTTTGGGTAGCTGATTTAAGTAAAACAAATAGAAGTCATTTCCCTAGTGACTGTCCTGCCGTAGTAATGTCAAGAGACACACATAGGATGAAGGGACAACCTTACCAATATACACTGTATATAATGCACGATGATGAAGTAGGTCCAAGTGCTTGGTATCCTGAAAATTATTTAACACTTATTCCAAAAAATACCCTAATAGCACAAGTATTCAGTAAAGGTAAAGCGGTACCTTACAAAGAACTTGGATCTAAAATTAAAGCAAGATTGATTAATTACTTTGGTCCGCAAGACCGTGCTAGTGGTACATCATTAAAAGAATCTGCAAAATCTATAGATAAGTTAAGAAGTATGCTAATGAACCGTATTTTAAAAGCACATGACGATTTGATTGAAAAATTCGGTGAAGTTGCAGTAAGCAGAGCAATTGATGAAGTTGCCGAAGAATACGGTGACAATCAAGAACAGTCAATAACTGATACTGATATCACTGCGTTTACAAAAAAAGTATTAGATACTGTATTGGCTAAAGACAACAAGATCGAAGAAGGTCCATCTATATTCTCAGGTGGTTACTCCGGTGGTGCACCTCGTCTATATAAAGCAAAACCTGCAGGATTAGAGGAAGACAAGAAAAAAGATCCTTCGAAGCCAGGGATAGTTCGCTCTAAAATAAACAAGAAAACAGGCGAAGGTATTTTTTGGACAAAAGAGGGCAGGGCTGCCGAGGCAGCAGATCGATTGGGCCCCGGACCTCCTTGTGTGTACTGCGGTAAGCCAAGCGGTAACCATAGAATTAGTTTTGGTAAGAAAAATACCAATGTAACTCATATCAATCCTGGTAAAAAAACTTCAGATGGCTATGATGATAGCGATGCTGATGAGTGGGGCGCAATGTTTGGCGGAATGACTCCTGCCGAAGATCACATCTATACTCCGTCCCCTGGTTGGAAAAATGTAACACAAGATGAAATAGACTTTGGTATACGCACAGGAGTTATACCAGAAGATGAGTACGAAGAAAAAGATTGGGAAGATGACATCTATACAAGACTAGCCAAAATCAGAGAGCGTATGGCACGTGTTGGTAAGAAGGGTGGTCATTTAAGAGTTGTTAAAGAGTTAGATACTTGGAACAATGCTGAAAATTACAAAGCTGCACCAGCTGGATTAAAAAAAGAAAGTTCTATTATGAAGGGGTTAAAAAAGTGAGGGCATCTGACTTTACTAAAGAATATTATACCCTTATCGTTAATGGTAGGCCTAAGGTTACAAAAAAAGATTTTGAAGCACTAGTTCGTTTGGCCCGAGATTATAAAAAAAAATTTCCTAATGATGAAGTGGAAGTTAAGTCTAGTCACGAACTAGACGAAGGAAAAATTATCCCTGCAAATTTTGTAGGTGGTCATTTAATTAAAATGATTCCTACTAAAGCTGATCTATTATATGATTTGGTAAAAAAGAAATTAATTAAATTACCCAAAGCTCCAAATGAAAGTAAACTGATGACGGAAATAGCGTACATAGTATCTGAATTAATGCATGATAATCCAAAGTTAGAACCCAATCTTAAAGATTTAGGCTTATTGGGGATAGGCAAAAAAACAATGTATGATATAGCTAAAGTATATATTGATAGAATGAGAAACGATGGTACTTTAGAAATTCTTGGCTATGAATCAAATGAGTTAGAAGAAACTAATAGTACTGGCATGGGCGGTGGTTCGGCAGGTGTTGGTGGCGGTGGCATGCCAGGTGGCACATATGAGGAAGAATACGGTCCTTTTAAAACAAAAGGTAAATTTAAAAGAACAACAGCAATGACTTATTAGGATTTAAAGTATGGCGCACTTAACAGATATAAATATGTCGTATGGAAAACATTTTTTAAGGGCATGGGCAATAGCAGGTGTATTAATAGTACACAGCGTATTCCCGAATATTTGGCAACATAAAGCCAGTGATATGATTAACAAAAGGTGATTTATGAAAAAATTGGTATCGGCATTATTTGGATTGTTTTTGATTGTAAGTATAGCACAAGCTCAGGACACACTTGGTATCTGCAAGGGTGAGTATGCATTATGTGCGGCATCTCCAACTACACCAACTGGTAAGATGATGACTGTTAACGGCAAACAGTTTAGAGAAGGAATGGCAGTATGCCCAATTCTTAATGGTAGTTCAATTGCCAACTTAAAATTAATGAAGCGCACCGTTAATGCAGATGGTTCTTGCGATACCCCAGATCACACAAAGAAAACTGTTTGGTCATTGTTTGGTGTCCCGGCAGAGACTAGTTACCCACAGCAACCAAGTTGGGCAGTTGCACCAGCAGCGTTTCGTTCATTCACAATTGGCACAACGCCAGAAACAGGCATGTCGAACATGTGGTCGTTCCCATGCGAAGTGCAGGCTCAACCAGTCAACGGTGCTAAGTTAGCAAGTTGCTATGGTCCTATCATGGAAAGTCCATGGACTAGCAATCACGTAAAGCCTGGTCAAATAGGATTTACACAAGCAGCAGATGGTGTTATTTATCCAGTTGGCGGCAACGCTATCTCCTTAGATAGTATAAAATAGGAATTAATATGTTATCAGATCAGTTAAAAGTACTGTTAGGCAGCACATTTGTTGTGTACACAAAGACACACGGCTTTCATTGGAATGTTGAGGGATCTAATTTCCCTCAATACCATAAATTATTAAACAAGTTCTACGATGAGATTTATGAATCTATAGATGTTATTGCTGAATATATCAGAACATTAAATGTATATACTCCCGAAACATTAAGTAGAATGTTAGAGTTAAGTATAATTGAAGAACAGCCAATGATACCGCGCGCTCAGTTGATGCTAACAGAACTTTTAGCTGATTATCAAGCGATGACAGAACTAGTAACTGAGATTTTTGATGTCGCTACTGAACAAAATGCACAAGGTATTGCTAATTATATGGCAGAGTTACAAGACTTGTATACTAAGCAAGCTTGGATGCTACGCGCCACTCTTAAAACGCAACGAGAATAATGAAAACTAATGAAGTTTACGGAATTTCTACTTGAGAGTAAATTTTACAATGCTCTTTCGGTAGCTAAAAGAGTAGCAGATAAACTTGGACATAAAGTAGTTAAATCTGAAAATGGTAAGTTCACAACTACAGATCACACTGATCCTAGACCTAAAATAGTTCCTAATCTAGATAGGATAGATATAGAGCCTAGATTAAAAATTGAATTAAAAAAATTACAACAACAAAAGCGAGATTTTTTAGCCTTAAAGGCTAAAGTAGAATCGGGATTTTTATACGGTAAAGAATACAAAGATCAACTCTCTAAAGAAAAGTGGAAAGAAATAACACAAAACCTTAGAGATGTGCATCGACAATTAAAGTTCTTACCTAAACAGTACAAAGAAGTATATAACCTAAAAGAGGAAAGTCCTGATACACTAGAAGGAAGTTTTACAGTTGATCTAGTAGATAGTAAAATGTGGTTGTGTCAAAAACTAGCTAAATTACTTAAAGGAAAGTCAGCAGGTAGAATTTATGCACTAGGCAGCTGGTATGGAAACATTGGTATATTCTTACAACAAGCTGGTATAAATTTTGACGATTTGGTATTAGTAGAAACTGATCAAAATTTATTGGATAAAAGTGAAAAATTACTACAACCTTTATATGATGAAGGCAGGCTACTGCTACTGCATCAAGACGCTAAAGACGTAGTTTATGAAGAGCCGGCTACGGTTATCAATTGTTCTACGAATGATATGGATACCGATTGGTTGACAAACATACCAAAAAATGTTTTAATAGTTATGCAAGGTCGAAACAACTTAGACGATGTTCCTACCCGAACTCCCTCAATTGAAAAATTTGACGATTTATTTCCACTACGAAAAGTATTCTTTTTAGGAGAAATTCCATTAAAAGATCCTGAAGTTGAATATGACCGATATATGAAAATTGGGTCTAATTGATAAATACTAGAATAGGAACTCTATTATGAAAAGCGAAGATTTTTTAATTGAAGGTAAACACAAAAAGAAGCCTGCAAAAAAGCTAAAAAAGCACGACGACTGGGAGGATACGGATGAGACTCCCGTAGATCCTGATCAAGATCGCGTACCGCATATCATAATGCAATTACGTAAAGCATTAGATGTTGATGGTGATTACCTTGTAACATTTCAAGATGGAGCCAAGCATAAGATTCCTAAAAATGTAACCAGACATTTTATTCAGAGATATTTGACACTTAAACCAGCTGATCGTGAAGTAATGCAAAATATGGCTACTAAAGATTTAGAAGGATTTAAGAAAGCATTACACGCTGAGTTTTCGCCAAATACTGAGCCAAGTATATACGTTAGATAATATATGAGTAGTGAATTAAAAAAGAATGAGAATATGTATGAAGATATTTTCCGATATACGGATTTTATTAAATATTCTCTATTCCTACGGCATAAAGTTACTGTGTAGTTATCAAACAAAAAAGAAATTAGACAACCTCCTTATTAAGTACTCTGAAATTTACGGCATTAAGTTGCTTGCCAATGTTGTCACAACCGACAGCGATTATTTTATTGAATTAGATTCGATTACTTTCAATAAGGATATGCCACCAATCGCAATTTATATAATTCCTCCTTATCACAACTCAGTTTGGTCTGACCAACAGAAAAAATTCTTAGATGCATACAAAAAGGGGCATTGGAAGGTTGCTAGATTTTATATTAATGGGCTACCTAATGTCAAATCTAGCGGATTACGCGACCATGCATGGAGAGGCCGTCTAGCTAAGTATTATGATGCGATGCTAGCAAGAATGGACGGAGAAGCGCCGGCCGATTGGAACGGTATATTTAGAATTATAGAAAGCTGATAAATACTATAATGCGCTCACAAGAATTCATGCACACATTGGCCGATGATAAAAATACCGATATTTCTTTAGAACAAGAAGTCGATAAATTTGCTCGTTGGGCAGGCAGAAGATTGCACATTAAATCTATGCCCGGTATTGATCTAAGCTACGATACCAAAGACGCACAAGACAATCATCATACTGGTAGACATGTTCACGGGGATAGCACAGTTTGGGTATATGCTAAGAATAGAAACTTAGTGGATATACTTAGAACAGTATTCCATGAATTAGTACATTGGAGACAAGATGAGATTGGCATGATTAAACCCGGTGATAGCTGGCCCGGGAGTCCAATCGAAGTAATGGCAGATGCACTTGCTGGGAAATATATTAAGGTATATGGTGAGAAGAACCATCACATCTTTCAATAGATAATTTACAATTTGCAAAATGATATCGTTTCATGTTTGCTACTCCGCCTGATGTATTACAATGAGGGCACTGTATGATGTGTTGCGGTTTCTTTTTTCCCTTTAAACTGTTGCTTATGTTAATACGTGCCTCTAATGATCTAGGACCGTATTTTTTACCTAAATGAGACGCGGCTCTTTTTGTCCTAGTAGTAATTGATTGCGGTTTACCTTTACGATTTTTTAAAGCGCCACTTATTTTAGCGCGTGTTTCTGGTGAAGGACTTGGTCTTTTCTTTCCTTTTTGTCTAGCACTATTTGCAGCATTTTGTTCTGGTGTATATCTAAATCCTTTATTAGCAATACTTATTTTAGCGCGGGTTTCTGCCGACTGTATGTACCCGGACATTCCTTCACCGCCGTCTGTCCTGTTATGTAATATACCAGTATTATTGTCTTTGCGACCATACCAACGAATCATTCTCCTTTCTAATGCGAGTGCCCCTATTTCGCTAAGATTGGTTTCTAAGAATACTATTCTATTTTTATCTTTAGGAGTTTGAAAAAATTCATTTTTGCGATGTTTCCATCTTCTACCGTGTCCCTTGCCAATGTAGTAGGGACTACCGTCTTTCCTCAAGTAGGCATAAACATAATAAATAAACATGCTGGTGCTCCTCTAAAGCATTAGAGTAGTTGGGATTTCTCAGATCCGCGAACTACACTTTTATTTATTCCAGGTATATTGACTTCTTTGTACAGTTAGTATATCATAATTAACTTACAAGGAGATTCTATGACGACGACTCGCAGTTTTAATAATGAAGCAAAGATCAAGTTGACACAATTGATCAATGAAGGTTTAGCTGTTATGCAAGAAGTGGAAACCCTAAATGAGGGTTTAAATGATACTGTTAAGGCTATTGCTGAAGAATTGGAAATTAAACCCAGTGTGTTAAAAAAGGCTATTAAGGTGGCACACAAGTCTAAGTTGGGCGAAACTAATAAAGAAAATGAAGATTTGAATACTATTTTGGAGCTAGTAGGTAAGACTCTTTAATGTCATATATTGACGCGGTACACGCTAAAGATAATGATAGGATATTTGTTGTAGAGCGCACCAAAGAAGGTAAGCGTACCTACAATGAATATCCTGCCAACTATGTGCTGTATTACTCTGATCCAAAGGGTAAGTATCGCTCTATGTTTGGCGATCCTGTGAGTAGATTTTCTACTCGCAAGAGGGCGGAGTTTGAAAAAGAAAAGCGTATCCATTCTAATAAGAAATTATTTGAAAGCGATATCAATGTTGTGTTCAGATGCTTGTCTGAACATTACATTAAATCAGACGCACCGAAATTACACACAGTGTTTTTTGACATTGAAGTAGATTTTGATCCAGAAAAAGGATTCTCTCCGACCAATGACCCTTTTAATCCAGTTACCGCAATTTCGCTGTATCTAGATTGGCTAGATCAGTTAGTAACGCTAGTGATTGCTCCAAAGCACATGAGCCAAGAAACAGCCAATGACATTGTAAATCAATTTGAAAATTGTTTGCTGTTTACTAGTGAAATAGAAATGTTTGAAACATTCTTTCAATTAATTGAAGATAGTGATGTGCTAACTGGTTGGAACTCAGAAGGATACGATATACCATATATGGTTAATCGTGTCACTAAAGTAATGAGTAAGGATGATACTCGCAAATTTTGTTTGCTTGGTCAGATGCCTAAAGTCCGTGAGTATGAACGATTTGGCAAAGTAGAAACAACATATGACTTAGTTGGTAGAGTTCACTTAGACTATCTTCAACTATATAAAAAATACAACTATGAATCACGACATTCTTATTCATTAGATGCAATTGGTGAAATGGAAGTTGGTGAGACTAAAACAAAGTATGAAGGTACCTTAGACCAGCTATATAATAAGGATTTTAAGAAGTTTATTGAATATAACCGACAAGATACTATGTTGCTTGTTAAAATTCACAATAAGCTAAAATTTCTAGAATTAGCCAATCAACTAGCACATGAAAATACTGTATTGCTTCCAACGGTTATGGGTTCTGTAGCTATGATTGAAATGGCTATTATGAATGAAGCGCATGAACGTGGCGTTGTAGTTCCTGACAAGCCTAGACGAAATCCTCACGCAGTAGAAACCCAACCGGCTGCCGGTGCATACGTTGCTGTACCAAAGAAAGGTATTCATGAATGGGTAGCAGCAGTTGACATTAACAGTCTGTATCCTAGTGTAATTAGATCACTTAATATGGCTCCAGAAACTATCGTAGGTCAGCTACGACAAACACTGACTGATCAATATATGCTTGATAAAGGCAGAAGGTTGGCTAGTGAAAAGAAACGCTATAAAGAAGATGATGACCCTGAAACAGGTAGTATTTTGTGGGAAGGATTATTTGGTTCTTTGGAATATAATTCAGTCATGAATCAAGACCGCGGTACTATGATTACGATAGACTATCATGACGGTAGATCAGAAGAGATGAGTGCTGCTGAAATTTGGAAGATAATCTTTGACTCTAATAAACCATACATACTCAGTGCTAATGGTACAATCTTTTCATATGAAACTGAAGGAGTGATTCCAGGATTGCTAACTCGCTGGTTCAGTGATCGTAAAGTAATGCAAAAAAATCTTAAAGAATCTACTACGCAAGAAGATCGAGAGTATTGGGATAAGCGTCAGCTAGTTCGTAAAATTTTGCTTAACTCTGCATATGGCGCACTATTAAATGAGCATTGCCGTTTTTATGACAAACGTATTGGACAGTCAGTAACTTTATCTGGTAGACAGATCGTTAAGCATATGAGCGCACATATCAACGAAGTAATTACGGGCGAATATAATCATACTGGTGAAGGCATTGTATATGGTGATACTGACTCATGTTATTTTTCTGCTTGGCCCTTGTTAAAGGATGAAGTGGTAGCGGGTAAACAAGAATGGAGTAAAGAAATTGCCATTCAAATTTATGACGGAGTTGCCGAACAAATTAATAAAGGCTTTCCAAGTTTCATGGAAAAAGCGTTTCATGCACCACGAAAGAACGGGGAAATCATTAAAGCAGGAAGAGAACTAATTGGTGATCGTAGTCTGTTTATTACCAAGAAGCGTTATGCTATTAACATCTTTGATAAAGAAGGCAAGCGTAAGGATACAAATGGAAAGTTGGGCGACATCAAGGCTATGGGTCTTGATCTTAAACGTGCGGATACTCCCAAATATGTTCAGAAATTCTTAATGGAAGTACTTGAAATGGTCCTCGCTGGTGCAACTAGAGAAGATATAATTGCGAAGATCAAAGAGTTCAAGATTGAGTTGGCTAAGCAGGAGAGTTGGACTAAAGGTTCACCCAAGTCTGTAAACAATCTTACTACATATGGTGAAAAAGAAGCAGTTAGTAAAGTTGGCAGAGCAAATATGCCCGGGCATGTTAGAGCAGCACTCAACTGGAACTATTTGCGTAGGGTAAATGGCGACAACTATTCTATGAAGATAGTTGATGGAATGAAAATTATCGTTTGTAAACTACGTTCTAATGCACTCAACTTCACAAGTATCGCATATCCAGTAGATGAATTGCGACTGCCAAAATGGTTTATTGAGTTGCCATTTGATGATGCGTTAATGGAAGATACATTGGTTGATAAAAAGATCGGCAACTTGCTAAGTGTGCTGAATTGGGATTTAAAGTCAAATACTAACACAACCTCTACTTTTGATGATTTATTCTCATTCGGATAAACTCAGATTGACATTCACATTAAAATCCACTATATTACATAGTACGGATGCCTAAATATTCTAACACAAAGGAAAAACATGAAAGATAATTTACTTGATTTGATTCAGCATACTAATAACTTAGGAGTTATTGATTTGCTTAAGATTATTGGTTCTGATACCAAAACTAATATCCACGCACTAGCAGAAGATAAGACCGTAGTTGTTAATGGTACCTTTAAGAAGCCCATTGCTGATTTAATCGGCACATTCGGTATGCCAAATCTAGGAACATTAAAGACCATTGTTTCATTTGATGAATATAATGATACTTCTATCATCACCATTACTCGAAACAAAGACAATGAACCAACTAACATCCACTTTGAAACTGCTTCAAAGGATTTTATCAGCGACTATAGGCTAATGGCTAAGAGTATGGTCGAAGATAAGGTTAAGCCAGTTGCATTTAAGGGTGCAAAATGGGATGTTGAGTTTGAGCCAACTATCGACGCAATCGCTAAGTTGAAGAAGCAGTCTCAAGCTAACTCAGTAGAAAATACATTTACTATCAAAAGTGAAGGTAATGATATTCGGTTGTATTTTGGTGATCCGTCTAATCATTCAGGCAATTTTGTTTTTGCTACTGGTTGCGGCAAGTTATCTAAGGCTTGGAGCTATCCAATTAAAGTCTTTACTTCTATCGTAGATTTGCCTGGAGAGAAGCGAGTTCGCTTTAGCGATCAAGGGGCAGCGGAAGTAACAGTAGATAGTGGCATTGCTGATTATCAGTATCTATTCCCGGCACAACAGAAATAATGAAACAAGTAGACCTCACTAAAACACATAAATCTGATTGGGCATTGTTCTTACCTGCAGTCAGCAGTTTTTATATTGCTGGTTTAGGTAAGCAACGTGAAGGGGAAAACTATTTCCCTAATGAGCGCATTCCCGCAGGGTTTAATGGCGATGTAGAAAAACTAAACTTTCTTAATAGTAAAGAAGGTTTATTCTATTATAAGTGGGGGTTGTATAGTGCAGGTCATGCTAATTTAAATACTACTGTTGACGACCATGCTGAAAGCATTATTCGCAAACGTGAAGAAGGCACTTTTATGTTGGGCGATAGTGGTGGATTTCAAATATTAAAAGGTCAATGGCCGGCTGATTGGAAGAATCCTAACTGTTCACGCGCTATGATAAAACGTAAAGCTGTATTAAATTGGATGGACACATACATGGATTATGGCATGTGTTTAGATATTCCGTCACAGTCTCTACAGACTTATGATATGAAAGACAAAAATGGTGTATCACTTCACGGTATACAAACTATTGAGCAGGCTATTACTGCTACACACATCAATAACGAATACTTTATTCAAAATCGCAATGGTAAATGCAAGTTCTTAAATGTATTGCAGGGGTTAGATCATAAACAAAGTGATGCTTGGTATGAAGAAATGAAGAAATATTGTGATCCAAATATCTACCCAAACAATTATTTTAATGGTTGGGCATTTGGTGGTCAGAATAAAATTGATATTCATCTTACCTTAAAACGCTTGGTCCATATAATCCACGATGGTTTACTTGAAGAAGGTAAGCACGATCTTATTCATTGTTTGGGTACCAGTATTTTGGAATATGCAGTGATCTTTACTGCTATTCAAAAAGCAATTAGAAAGTATCATAATCCAAATCTACAAATTACATTTGATTGTGCTAGCCCATTTTTTAGTGCGGCTAAGGGCTTGGCTTACTTCAACAACAGCATTGAGCATGGCAAGAAGTGGGCTTACAGTATGGAAAAGACTGCTGAAGATAAAGACTATGCAACTGATAACCGAAATTTTAGTGATGCTGTGTTGGCTGATGGTATCCATAAGGTCTTTACAAATAGTCCTGTAACTGATAAACTACTTATCAGAGATTTGTGTTACAGAGGGCAGGGCTTCATTGGACAGCATGGTAAAGAAACTAAAACTAGCTGGGACACATTAAGTTATACTCTTTTACAAGCACACAATGTTTATCAACACATGACCGCAGTTCAAGAAGCCAATGCTAAGTATGAGCAGGGAATATTACCTAAAATGATATTGCATAAGTTTGATGATATCAAGTTTGGTGATATTATTGACAACATTTTTGCATTAAAAGATAGACAGAAAAGTTTAGATATGATTGATCGTTATAGTGAGTTTTGGATGCAAATCCAATCAGGTAGTCAGGGCTTTTCAGGCAAAAAAACTATGAATAGTAACACTAAGTTTCGTGAATTATTTGATGGCGGCAATTCTGTAAAAGCTAAACCTAAAAAGAAAGTCAAACCTGCTCCACCTGTAACTGTAGAAGATAATCCATTGTTTTCATCAGGAGTTTAATATATGTCTTATTCGGCTGATATTGCTATTTTAGAACAAAAGCGTACTGATTTTCTTAAACAGTATAACGAAGCCACTGCCCCCGATGATCGCGACCAGTTTCTTAAATCGTTGGGTATGATAGAAGACCAACTTAAGAAATTACGTCTTTTAGAATGGGAAGAAGCCACTCAGCGTCTTGATTATAGTGAGGATCGATAATGGATATAGATGAGCAATTAATTCAGGCTAGAGCAGAACGCATATTGCGTGTGTCTAATCGTGCAAAGCGCATGATATGGGTTACCTTTCAGCGTGAAGGGGTACATTGTTATCCTGCAGCGGCAACTGATCCCAATTTAGCAGATGTTAGTTTTTTAGCGAACCCACATCGTCACATCTTTCATTTTAGGGTGGCGATAGAAGTATTTCACAATGACAGGGATCTTGAGTTTATTCAATTTAAGAGGTGGCTTGAAAGTTTATATCAAGGCACTCTTGACCTAAATAACTCAAGTTGTGAGATGATTAGTGATGACCTTTATCAGGCTATCGCTGTCAAATATCCCAATAGAAATATTGAAATTAGTGTATCTGAAGATAATGAAAATGGTTCACTAATTAGATATAGTTTGTCTTATTCACCGTCTGTGTTAATTTAAGGAAGTATAATGTCGAAGAATGATAGAATGAATCCGCGTGTCAAGCGTCTTTTTGAGGACCTCGAAGATTATCTAAGGTTTTGTAAAGAATTTGGATATCGTTTTGATGAGGCTGATCTTTATAAGGATCGTAGCTATGTTTGGCGTCAGTATAGCAAATTACTTGCTGGTAAGCCAGTGAAAGATATGTGGGTAGAAAATTCTAAGAGCCCCATGCAAAATGCGTAAGCTACTATACATGGGTTTAGAGCCTTATAAGGCACGATACACTCTGCAACTACAAGAGTGGAATGAAGCTGTCTTTAAGCGCCGAGGCATTAATTATGTAATGGTGCCTGGCGATACTTTGAGTAATGATCAGGCTATCGTTACTGGACAGGTGCTTGACGCCCATGGTAGAACTTATTTTGGTATGAGTCAATTAATGAACTTGATTCGTATGATGAAATCAGGTGAAGTTAATAATGAAGATGTTGTGTACTTTGAAGATATGTTTCAGCCCGGTATTGAAAGTCTTCCTTATATCCTTAATCAAATTCCTGCTGACTTGCGTCCTAGGATATTTGTTCGGTGTCTTGCTCAGTCTATTGATCCTGACGACTTTGTGCATGTATGGGGAATGAGTGAATGGATGGGGCATTATGAAAAAATGGTTGATTCATTTGTAGATGGCGTATTGGCTTCTAATGAAGAAATGGTAATGCATATGAAGATTGCAGGCTGGAAATCTCCAGTCTATAATATTTCAGGCTTAGCATTTGGTAAGGATGAGGTGCTTAGTCGTGTTAATAATCATATCAAAGATTTCAATAATCGTGCTAACCGCGTAGCATTCTCTGCCAGATGGGATCAAGAGAAGCAGCCCGACTTCTTTATGGATCTTATCGAAGAGTGGAATCGCAGAGAAATGCCAGCAGTTGAATTTGTGATTTTATCAGGTAGTAAGTTAAGATCAAATAATGAAAGTTATATGGCTCGCACACGCAACCTACAACAGCAGGGCCTGCTTAAAATCTATGAGGATTTAGAAAAAAATGACTATTATAATTTACTTAATGATACAAGGGTTCTTTTCAATTGTGCTTTGCAAGATTGGGTTTCTAACACCGTATCAGAAGCCGACACTCTTGGCTGCAACGTATTATATCCTGCTTACCGTAGTTTCCCTGAATCTTTCGCTAATGATCACACAAGGTTATATGTTCCATGGTCAATAGATGATGCAATCAATAAGCTAGCGACATTATTACAAGCACCCCATACAAATATGGGTAAAATCAGTGATTGGACTAATAATACTATTGATCGTATTTGTGATATCATGGAGAATAATGGTGAGCAGTGGCTACGAATGAGTACTGACTATCGTAAGCACACTAGAGAGAGTAAATTTTAATGAGAATCGAAAATGAAATTTTGCTAGACTTTAAAGACGTACTAATTCGTCCTAAGCGTAGTACTCTTGCTAGTCGCAAAGACGTTGACTTATCAAGAAAATATAAATTTCGCTGGAGTAGCAAGACTTGGACTGGTGTGCCTATCATGGCTGCTAATATGGATGGAGTTGGCACATTCGATATGGCAGAAGCACTGTCTTATGTTAAGATGTTTACTTGTTTAGTTAAAAGTTATACTGTTAAAGATTTCAACGAACGATACAGTTATGCTATTCAACCCAATATCGCGGTCAGTACTGGTATTGGCGAACGAGATTATGTAAATCTAGTATCAGTACTTACAGCACATCCCAACATTGACTTTATTTGTGTTGATGTTGCTAATGGGTATAGCGAACATTTTGGCGATTTTATTGCTAAGGTTCGTGAAGAGTTTAAAGATAAGACTATTATTGCGGGCAATGTTGTTACCGCAGATATGACGCAGGAGTTGATTTTACGTGGAGCAGATATTGTTAAAGTTGGAATTGGGCCTGGATGCTTCACTCCTGACACTCTTGTACTAACCGATGAAGGTTGGAGAACGATATCTACTATAAAAGAAGGCGACTTGGTATTAACTCATAATACGATTTGGGAACCCGTAACTCATTTATGGAAGTTTGATCATCATAGACAACTTGCTACCGTTTCGTTAGAAGATGGTAATGAGTATAAAATGACTCCTGATCATAAAGTTTTCGCAATACATCAGTCTAACGCTGATCAATGTAAGTGTGATGAAGATATTCAGCGGTTGGGTGAATGGGTACCTGCAAAAAATTTGAACAGTGAGTGGTTAGTAGCTACAACATAAACTGGTTCTATACTCATTTTCACGATCTAGAGATGCGATTTTTCTAAATTAGAAACACTAAAAGGTGATACAGATGAAACTTGTAAGAGTTAAAGAAATTACTACAGAAAACTATATCGGGGAAACTCACGATATTGAAGTAGGAGGCGTGAGCGGAAGTCACTCATATGTGGTAAAAAACACAGACGATACTACAACCGGGTTGGTGGTGCATAATAGTGTGTGTACCACGAGACTCAAGGCTGGCGTTGGTTATCCTCAGCTTAGTGCTATTATTGATTGCAGCGACGCTGCTCATGGACTTGGCGGACACATCATCGCAGACGGAGGATGTACCTGCCCAGGAGATGTCGCTAAAGCATTCGGAGCGGGTGCTGACTTTGTGATGTTAGGCGGAATGCTTTCAGGACACGATGAAGGCGGCGGTAAGGTGGCTGAAGATATGTATGAACTTGCCAAACTACAACCAGGAACTTATGCCAATGACTATGAGGTCAAGAAATTTGTAGAATTCTACGGTATGAGTTCAGAAGAAGCTATGAACAAGCATCATGGCGGTATAGCCGAATATCGCAGTAGTGAAGGTAGAAAGGTCCGTGTACCATATCGAGGTCCTGTACATAATACTGTAAATGATATACTGGGCGGAATTCGTAGTACTTGTACTTATGTAGGCGCACCCAGTCTCAAACAGTTAAGCAAGTGTACTACATTTGTCAGAGTAACACAGCAATTTAATGGCGTGTTTATTCAGTGAATAAATACATATGCTACACAACGGTAGCAAGTTGATTGACGATTATCCGTGTAAGGAAGGAGAAAAATAATGTCGTATAATAAAACAAAAACCAGTCCCGAATTGGGCCGTAAAGTTCATGAATATCTAGTTAGAATGGGGGTAGAGACTCCCACAATTGATAACAAATTAGCGCGTGGTGAAAAAATTGACATAATCGAACACCACATGACTAAAATCATGGAAACATTAGGGTTAGATTTGTCAGATGATAGTCTAATGGAAACTCCCAAGCGTTGGGCAAAGATGGCGGTAAACGAAATCTTTTGGGGCCTTGACTACGAAGCATTTCCTAAATGTACAACTGTTGATAACAAAATGCATTATAACGAAATGGTCATAGAACGCAATGTTAATGTACAAAGTAACTGTGAGCATCATTTGGTAATTATCGATGGCTTAGCAACTGTTGCGTATGTTCCCAAAGATAAAGTATTGGGCTTAAGCAAGATTAATCGTATTGTAGAATATTTCGCTAAGCGTCCGCAAATTCAAGAGCGGTTGACTGAGCAAGTATTTCACGCATTGTGCTATATTTTAGAAACCAACGATGTAGCAGTTATGATTGATGCTAGACATTATTGTGTGGCAAGTCGTGGCGTGGAAGATACTGGTAGTTCTACGGTCACTTGTCGTTTGGGTGGTGGATTTAAATCTGACCCGGCAGCAAGAGCAGAGTTCTTAAATATAGCCCGTCAAACTTGTAAGTAAAATGCACGTAACAGGCAGAACAGACTTTAACAAAACTTGGCTCACCGAAATGCCTGAGGGTCTGGGAAGTTTTCATACCTTCAATCAACTAGAGTATAATATCAATGATCTCAAAAAGAACAATATACCAGTAGAAGATTTGGGCAGCGGGCTGAAAAAGATAGAACTAGATCAAACTGTGTATTATTGGTACGAGAATAGTGATATGGTGCTATTAGGAGTAGAACTAGACAAGCGACCACAAGGATGGGTTGTTCGATTAACTGGAAAAAATCCTAAAATACTCAAATCACCTCCTTTTGCTAGTGACTTATATGATGCGGTTCTAAGAGACAACAAACACCGTAGCATTAGAATACTCAGTGATGTCCAACTTAGCGATGAGGGGTATGATATCTGGAAAAAATTGTTTGCACAGGGTCATAAAATATCGGTATATGACAGGACTATTCCGGGCAAGTCATTCCAGACTTTTACCTCAATGGAGGATTTTGACAAATATTTTAAACACGATGATTCTGAGTATAAAAAATATCAATATGTGATATCTGAATCAGGATCTATGATAGCTGAAACTAGAAGCCATTTTAGTACTAGACGTTATAGAGAATTGTCTGGGTTAAGTCTGGAAGATTAATAGCAGTATGGGTACAGCGAATAATGAATAAGTTAGACTTGCATGGTGTTCGACATCAAGAAGTTGATCGAATGGTAGAGAACTTTATATTGATGAATCAGGGCAAATTGCCACTAACAATTGTTTGCGGAAACAGTGGAAAGATGATAGACTTAGTAAATGCTGTGGTCCGTAGAATTAATGTAAAGTCAACTATGTTACAGTATGGCACTATTAGAATAATCGATTTATAAGGAATATGATGACAGTAATTCAAGCAGAACGATATCACGATTTTTCAACAGGTCATCGTGTATATCAACATGAATCCAAATGCGCTCATTTGCATGGGCATAACTATAGAATTCATTTTACAGTAGAAGCGCCAAAGCTAGATAGTATTGGTAGAGTTATGGATTTTTCTGTAATTAAGGAAAAGCTTTGCGTTTGGCTAGAGCGTGAGTGGGATCATAAGTTTTTAGTATGGAGTCAAGATCCATGGTCTGCTACACTAAAAGAATTGGATCCAGATGGTACAGTGATTGTAGATTTTAACCCAACTGCTGAAAACATG